TTTTGCCATTTTCCCACTCCTTTCTGTTTTCCGCATCAAAAAAGCACATCCGTTTTATTTTCAGATGCGCCTTTCTTGACAGAATATCTTTCTTTTGCTATCATAAGCATAAGAGAAGGATTGCCACCTTTCGCAGGGCGGCTAGTCCGAATGTATGGGTTTAGCCGTCTAACTTCGCAGGTTAGGCGGCTTTTTCATTATTTCTTGTTCTGAAACAAGGAAATAACTCCGATGATTACTAAGCAAAAAGTAAATAACCCTTCGTATGTAACCATAAGCGTCACCTCCTTCACGGGAAGTGACTAACCGCCAGTTGGCAATCCTTCATTTATACCATACCATAAATTTCATTCTTCGACAACTACAGCCATCGCCAACGGGGCTGTATTTTTATTTTGCTGACATTCCCCGTCCAGCGGATTTCGTTTTTCCCGACCTCAAATCTCGGAAACTCCGCACCGCCATATTTGCCGTTTTGGTTGGTACTCCCTTTGAACACCTCCATCATTTCACTGTCAATGGTAATGCTTCCCTGCACGCCGTACAGGGGGAAATCCGCCCCATTGATAGTAAGCGTGATATCACCACTGCCGTAAACCGTAATCAAAGGCTCACTGTAGACTGTGCCGCTGTTGCGGATGGTGGTCGGGGCGGTCAGCTCCAAAGCATCCCCTGCGGCATTGACACTGTATTTGAAGGGCTGTGTATCCAGAATGACCTGAAATTTCTGGAACACACGCATCATCTGAGCGATGCTGATTTTATTTGCAATCATCACGCGGTAAACCTTATCCGGTTCTGTTGAAAATGTCATTTCTCCGCTACCGACAAGCCATGCTGCGACTTCGTCCAGCTTTGCACGCTTTATCAAGGCGCACTCCATCGTTCTGTCATAGCTTTCATAGACACCCTCATCCGTATGCAAAGAGCCGTTCCGCCCTGCCACGGTAATGCTTTCTATCCGCCGCTCCGCACGCACCGTTTCCGGCATAGCGGTCACGATAACGCCCATTTCTCTGCTGTCAACGCCTTTGAATGTAAACCATGCCTCATGTATCATTTGTTACCACCTCTCCCTGCGCTTTGCTGTCTGCGGAGAAACTCGATCTGCTCTGCGACAACTCTTGCTTCTCTTTCGCTTTTCACACTGTCGATATGCACATTGATGTCCCCGTAGGTGTAGGTCTGAGATTTGCTAATGCCGCCCGTTGCCGTTTCCACTCTGGGCGGACGTGCAACTGCGTCCATGCTGTTCTGTACCGTCCGCATCACCGATTTCATTTTATCTTTGATGCCGATTTCGTAGCCCTCCATGGAATACTCGCCGAAGCCTTCAAAAACCTTAGAGGGCGAATGAATGTCCAGTTTAGACTTCGCTTTCGCAATCGCCGCCGCTACCACTTCCGCAACTGCCTGAATTACGCCACTCCTTCCGTTCTCAATACCATCGGCAAGTCCTGCCATCATCATTTCGCCAATATTGACATATTCAACACGAAAACCCGTCATAACCTCGACAAGCCTCATTTCAAGTGCCTGCACATATTCCGTCAGAACAGGCTCCTGTGCCTGCAAAGATGCAACAATCTGTTTCATAGTTATCCCCTGCGTATTCTGGTTTGCGGTCGCAACGGCTCCGGAAACAGCACCTGCAATGTCTGTTTTACCGCCGGCAGCCATACCCTCCGTAAAACTTTTTGCCGCCTCTGTCCCTGCCTGATACAGTTCATCCTTGACTTCTCCAATGGTCTGCGGCAGCTTTTCGGTGTAGTTCTTCTCCAGTGCGTCAAACTCGCTTTGATAGAATTTTTTCGCCGCCTCTGCCGCCAACTGCTGTTTTTCTTCGTATTTTTGGATATATTCCTGCAATTTCACATCAGACATACGGGAGAGCTGATCCATGTAGTCCAGTGCATCATCCACGCTCATTGCGGAGATTTCACTCATTAAGCCACCGGACAAGCCTTTTGCCTGCATTTCTTCAATCGCATTGCTGTATTTCTGAATCTTTCTGATTTCTGCATCCAGATCCCCAAGGCGAAACAATTCCTTATCGTCCTCTGTTTTTACCCTCTCAAACAGAGAACCATAGTCAGCCAGTTTTTCCTGTAGGCTGTTTTGCTTGCTTTCAATCTTGGAAAGTGCCGATTCATATTCCTTCTGAAAGCTCTGCAACGCAGAAAGCCGCTCCTTCAGCTTTCTCTCCTCTGCTGTTTTTGCGGCATCCTCCTGTTTTTTATTCCAGTCGCTTTCCAGTTTTGCAATTTCTTCCTGTATCTTCTGCCGATTCTTCTTTTCTGCCTTTTTCAGCTCCGCACGCTTTTTCGCAAGGTTGCTCTTGTATTCCTTCAATTCCTCGGCGGCTTTCTTTTCCTCCGATTTCTTCTGTAAGGCTTCAATTTCGCTGTTGGTTTTCTCTAATTCGCTTTTCAGCACATCCCCAACCTTACGGGCAGTCTGCTGTACGAAGGCTACCATGGAATCCATCCCCTCTGCCGCCTCTGCAACATCCTCTGCCATCTTTTCAACCGCCTCGACCGCCTCGCCTGTGCCATCCTCGATGCCGACAGCAACGCCGGCAGGAATCTGTTTACCGACCTCATCACGCATGACGCGGGAAGGGGAATGAATATCAAAGAACTTTTTCAGGGTTGAAGACGCGGACGAACCAAGTTTTGTAGCCGCTGCGACCACTTTATTGATTGCCCCTTTTGAAAGTAGACCATTTGCAAAACCCTTTGTACAATTTTCAGCAACACTCTCCATTTCGGATTCCGCTTTTTTCATTTCAATAAGCCCTTTATCCTTCATAGTTACAAGTGCATTTGCATATAGCACAGCATTTTCATCTACTCCGGCTTTCAACGCCTTCGGGACTTCCCTGCCCGCATCCGCATACGCCTGTACCGCATTCAAAAAATCATCCTTCGTGGACATTAAAGCATCCAATTCCGCCTGCCCGATATCATAACCTGCATCCTGTGCCATTTTCAATCTGGTTGCAAAATTTCTCGATGTGACTTCCAGTTGCTGATCCAGCTGGTCCTTTGTTTCATCTGTCACTCTTTGCTGTTGATATACATACTCATTCAGCCCGTTTTTAATTTCTTCCAGACTGTTAGACTGACTCAAAGCCAAAAGGCTGTTATATTCATCGATGTCCTGATAGGAGCTGCGCAGGATGTCGGTCTGCTCTGTATAAAGCCCCTCCATTTCCGCAAGGTCATCCTTTACCTGCTGCAAAGCAGACATGGCTTTTGTCTGTTGCCCTGTACTGCCGTTCATCAGCGCGTCTTGAAGCTCTTTCTCCTTTTCAATCAGCTCCTGTTTTTTTGTGGCAATATCATCCTCCAGAGTTATAAGGTTCTGCATTGCCTCTGCTTGGTTCTGGATTGCCGCCGTATAAGTCTCCTCTTTTGCGTTCAAAAGGGCATTGACACGCTTCTTTTCCATTAGCAAATCCAGATTATCAGCTGTCTGCACATACGCCTGTCCTTCCTTTTCTGTCAGAGAAATTGCATTCGGGATCACACTGTTGATTTGCTCCGCCAGAGCCTTTGCCCTGTTTTCGTAGCCATCCTTTACCTGTCCGTTTGCATCGCAAAGCTCCTGCAGCTGACGAATCAGGCTGTCTGTGTAATCCATTTCAGAAAGAGATTGATTGATGCTTTCCTGCGTCGTTTCCTTCATGCTCTTGCGTGCCTCTGCCTGCTGATTGATGGAATCTGTTGTTTCCTCCAGACGCTTTCGGAACTCGCGCATCCCCTCGCTTTCTTCCTCTGTCGCAGAAAGCAGAGAAACCAGCCCAATGGTCAATGCTGCCGCACCTGCAATCAGAAGTCCGAGCGGACACGCCGCCACCACAGCATTATAGGCAGTCTGTGCCGCAGTCATGAGGGCAATCTTTCCTGTTACCACGCCAACCACAAGCTCTTTTGCGCTCAGCGTAGAGGTCAGCAGTAACTCCGCATTTCGATTGACTGCCAAAGCCGCTGTATAAACACGCACTGCCTTTTCCGCCGCCTGCCAGCTTTTCACTACCGTAGAAAGACTTTGCACTGCCTTAAAGGTTCCGATTGCCGCCGCCGCTGTCAGCGTTACATTCTTAATCTCCTTTGTGTGTCTGAGCATAGCCGCAAGGGCGTTGATTGCCTTCGGCAGAGCCTTCACCGCCAGAGCGGTTGTTTCCTCCATGAAATGCCCTGTGCTTTCCGCAAGGTTATCCACACTTTCCGAGAGTTTTCCACTCCGCAGATTTCTTGCAACCTCATCCACCGATGTGATAGCGGTTTCCGCAGCCTCTTTCATAGGGGTTTCAAATTTTTCATAGACCTGTATACCAAGCCCTTCCAGACCACTGCCGAGAATCGTCATCTGCCCCTTGAGGTTGTCCATCTGCACATCTGCCATATCCTGCATGGCACCGCTGCTGCTCGCAATGGATGCAGAAAGATTATCAAACTCCGCACCACAACCCGCAAGCATTGCCTCCGCACTTTTCAAATCTACTTTATTGAAAATATCGTTCAGTACGTTTGTTTTTTTCTCTTGACTCATGCTCTGCATTGCAGCGTCCAGCTTTTTGAAGGTTTCATTCAGAGGATTCAGATTCCCTTCCGCGTCAAATGCAGACACACCAAGGCTTTTCAGCGTTGCCGCCGCTTTATCTGTCGGTGCGGATAAGGATAAAATCATGTTTCTCAGAGCCGTACCGCCCTCTGCACCCTTGATACCTCGGTTCGCCAGAACACCGAGAGCCGTATTCAGCTCTACTGTGCCGCCTGCAAGGTTCTTCGCCGTACCACCAACGGTCAGAATTGCTTCGCCAAGCTGTGCCACGCTGTAGTTCGCCTTACTGGATGCCCTTGCCATCTGATCTCCGAACTGTGTCAGATTGTCCGCGCTCGCCTCGATGCCCAGAGCCGCCATTGCATCTGTCGCAAGGTCAGAGGCGTACGCCAAATCAAGTCCGCCTGCCGCTGCCAGATTCAGTACAGAGGGCAAAACCTCTGCGGATGTGCCTGCGTCATACCCCGCCAAGGCAAGATAATTCAAAGCCTCTGCCGCCTGTGTAGCCGTAAATTTTGTGGTTGCGCCCGCATTTTTCGCCGCCGTAGCCAGTGTTTCATAAGCCTCACTGCCGTTATGGATTTCCGAAACGCTCATCCCCATGGTTGCCGCTACTTGCGACATGGATTCCTCAAAGTCACTGCCAACCTTGATTGCCGCTATGCCAAGCCCCGACAGCGTACCCACCGCCGCCGCTGCCGCAGAAACCGCCGCTTTCATGGCTGCCTTCATACGAGCGGAGCTTTGTTCGGTCTTATCTAAGTCCTTTGACAGTGCATCCGAGCTGTTCCCCAGCTCCTGCATTTCCTGTTCCATACGGTTCATTTCTGTAGTTGTGCGGTTCATCTGGGTTTGCAGGTCATTCACAGTCTTAACCTGTCTGTTGTAGGCATCCTGCGCCTTTCTGGCCTCCTCGCTGTTCTCCCCAAACTTCTGCTTGGATTTTTCCAGCTCATCCGACAGAGTTGCAAGCCTTGCCTTTGCACGCTCGCTCTGGTTTTGCAGCAGCTTCATTTTCTCCGCCGAGGCATTGAGGGAACGCTTCAAAACATCACCCTTTGCCGTTACCGCGCCTTCACTGTTCTCCATGCCCGAAAACGCAGAAATTACGGATTTCATTTCACTGCCTAAGTTTTTTAATTGGGAATTGATTGCCGCCAAGCTCGACCGAAACGCCGCCTCGCCGTCAATGCCAATCTTTGCACCAATATCCGTTCCCATTTCGCCACCTCCTTTTTTTGCATGAAAAAAGCACCCAAATGATTTGAGTGCTTTCTGATTTCTTTGTATTTAATTTAAAAGTGTGCTTATCATTGCATCCGTCTGATACATGTCATTATCCTTGCGTGTGTATGTGTATTTTACGGCTGTGTCCGTTTCGGAATAATAAGGTACTTTACAAAGAATTGTAACCTCGCTGACATTTTTCAATTCTTTTCCTATTCTTGCCGCAAAATCTTCACTGTACATAGCCAACATTTTCTTTGTTGTGTCCTTTGAATTTTTTGTATTCCAGGTCAATTCCATCAAAATAATATAATCATTTTCCGCATCCGTTCCTAAATTTTCATTGACAAGGATATTAGAAACAGTAGCAGATTTATAATTTTCTGCACATATTGCTCTTGCACTGTTTTCTATTGTTTTCTGCTCTGTCATTGTGCTTTGCTGCGATTGATCCGTCTGCTCTCTTTCCGTTTCTTCCAGTCCATCAGCGTAGCCATTATCCATCATCATAGACATAGCAATCTTTTCAATATAATCTTGACCGCCATAATAGCACGCCGGGGCTTGCAAAACATCACTGTACCCCGCATATTCCGCATAAACACACACCTTTTCTCCTACCTTTGGAACAGCAAAATATTTTTGCAGAACTTCCTCTGTAAAGCCTCCGTATTCCACGCCTAACATCATTAACAGCAAACTGGGGTCAACAATAGAAACCTCTCCGACATCCGTCTTAACGGTAAAAGAGCCGATACTCATACCTTCTTCGCCCTCCGTTACCTCACTTTCTGTTACCTCACCCTCAATCTTATACAATTCGCCTTCCAAGCCGTTTTCGCTTGCAGGCGTTGTATAAATGATTTCTGGCGGTTCACCAAAATTGGCGGTATCTACAAAGGCATCTATGTGTTCCGGATACACCTTGACCTCATTGGTTTCCTCTGTCTCTGTTTCTGCCTGTTCTGTTCCGCACCCTGCGGCAACGCCCATCATCAGGCAACCACATAATAAAACAGCCAAAAATTTTTTCATACTACCCCTCCTGTGTCATATTGTGCCATTTTTCTAAAATTTATCACATAACATGACGTATATCAAGAATATTTTCACGATTTTACACAAAGTCCATCAGCCGCCAGAATTCCGCTTCCTCCTGTGCCTTGGATTTTTTCATTTTTGCGCCTTCGTTTCTAATCTGCTCCACAGCAATCAGGTCGCACAATTCGCCAAAGGGAAGGGCATAGGCTGTCTCATAGGACAGCCCGATTTTCAATCCGTACCAGATGCACCACCCGACATCTGATTCTGTCGAGTGGTCTCCGCGTTTTTTCCTTCTTCGTCTTCTGTTTCAATTCTTCTTTCACTGCCATCCGCAATCGTTTCAAAGATTTTAGTCTGCATATCCAGAAGGTCATCCATGCCGCATAAATCATAAAGTGCATCATAGCTCAGAGGGGGCGGCGTGCTGATTCCTTCCACCTTGGCATATTTTGCCCCTGCATCCATCATGGCAGACAGCAACCAGAAGCTCTCATCCATTTTCTGCACCTCCGTCCCCTCCGTCAGCGCCTTCCCGATATTTTCCGCGTTCCCGTAGCGTTCCGAACAATCACGCATCACGCGAGCGGAAAAGCACAGCAGATATTCCTTTTTGTTAATTTCAATTTTCGCCGTTCTCATACGTTTCTTCCTCCGTTTCCTCCGTCAGATTTACCGTTTCTTCTCCCCCGTCATGCGCGGCTGTCATGACGGCATTCATTGCTCCCCCGTAATACCGAGGAATTTCTTAATTGCCGCCTCTGCGTCCGCCTCGCTGTCCATAGGGGAGGAAATCATCTTCCAAGGGTGTCCTGCGGCATCGCTGCGCAGAATACTACCGCTGATTTCAGGTGTCCCCCATTCGACCTTTTCGCCCTGTGTGGTGAAGGTGTCGTTAGGGTTAGTCGGCTGAATCTTCGGCAATACAACCGCCTGCCACTTGGTTGCACTGTTTTTCTGGATTTTCACAACTGCGCCAAAGCCAAGGTAGGGTGTTTCCTGCTCATCATTCCAGATGTACCATTTTGCATCCTTGGTGCTGACATCCGATCCCGTCATTGCCTGCTCGATAATACCCAATACCCGCAGCATAACATCAGGCAGCAAATCATCCGTTGTCAGCGTCCATGTACCGCCTGCAAAGGTATTCGCACTCTCCGCAGGTCCATTGTCTGCATAAAGGATATTATCGTCCGCGCCCTCCAATTCAATGGAAAGCTCTACCGCCTTGCCCATCAGCGCGCCGCCGCTGTAGGTTACTGTTTCGCCTGTGTTGCTGTATTTTGCAAAATAAGGTTTACTCAAGCCAATCTTTGCCATATTTCCCTCATCCTTTCATCGTTCTTTTGATTTCCGTTTCAAATACTTTTTTCATTTCTGTCTCCGCCTTTGGCTTCGCCGTTTTCAATGCCTTTCGTACAAAGGGCGTTTTCTGAGAAAAACTTGTGCCGCTTTCCGCAATTCTGGCAATCAGCGCAAGGGGCTGTCCCTGCGGATACTTCGGTGTTCGGATGTCACTGTAGCCTGTAAAGCCGACAAGCGTATCAATCCTGTCCCCCTCCGATTGGAAGGGCGCAACGCCCAGACCCTTTGCAAGTGCTGCCTTCTGTTCATCCGTAATTCCCTTGAGGTAATGCCCTGCACTGCGGTCATTGTCGGTTGGCAATGCCTCCACAGCGGAGCGGATTTCGTCCGCCGTCACGCCTGCGCCCTCATAAAGCGCCTTTTTCGTGATGCCGTCCGCGCTTTGCCGCAGCTTTTCCAACTGTGCTATGTAGCCATCCAAGCCTGTGAAAGTAAGCTTTGCCATCAGAACACCTCCCAGACCCATTCGTAATGCGTAAAGCCTGTTTTCTCCTCATACTGCACGCTGTTTAATTCCCATGCAATATATGGGGATGCGTCAAAAGCCGCCTCCAGCTCCTCCTTCCATGGGTCAAACTCCTGCTTGGTAAAAAGGTCGGTTGTGCCGGTGACGGCTTTCTCCGTGTGGGTATCGTCCGCAGTCAAGTCATTCGCACCATCCTCCTGCCAGACAAAATAGCGGTCGGATTTCATGGTTCTTCCGTGCCGCACCGCCTCCGTCACAGCAAGGTGCGCCGCTATGATATGCTCCTGCCAGCTCATGCCATCACCTCAAATTCCTGTTCGATTTTCGCAAGTGCCAGATCCACGCAGGGCGGATAAATCTCCATGACCTTCTGCACCGTATCAATGCGGTATTGCTTTCCTTCCAGAAGGGCTACATCCTGCGGAGAAACCGCCCCCGCAACGGGTACCCGAATCACGCGCACAATCTCCACCTGCGCCTGCTTGCTCTGGTAAATGCGGTTAATGCCAAGCCTTTGTTCCGCAAAACGCAGCTTTATCTTTTCTGTCAGCTTTTCCTGCGGCGCATAGCCTGCCTTTGCCGCATCGCAGACAGCGCAGATTGTTACAATCCCGTCATTGAACGCCTGCGTAATCTCATGCTTCGGTCTGTTTGGCGCTTTCCACATACGCTCTCACCATTCTTCCGTTCTGCATATTCAAAATCAATGCCATGTAGTTGTTTTCAAATACATCCAGTGCCTCATCCCTGGCGTAGCGTACAAATTCCATCATCAATGTACGGGGAAGTCCGTCCGCATCATAATCCAGAACGCTACCACCCTTTTCGTTCAGATATGCCATTGCGGCGGCAATAAAGCCACGAATTTTGTTATCCGTGGCTTCATCGTCCCATGTAATATTCAAATGGTTTTTGACATCCGCCAGAAGCTCCGCAGAAACACTCTGCCGCTGCATCAGGATTTTGTCACAGTGACGGTATAGGCTTTGGTGGTTGTGCCGTCAGCCGCCGTTACAGTAACCTTAACGGTATTTGCGCCTTCCTTCCACGTTGCCGCAGAGCCGTTGTCTACCTCCGCATCATTTGCCTGTACGCTGATTTCCGCGCCTGCATCAGAGGGTACTGCCGTAATGGTGTTGGTTGCGTTTGTGGTTGCTGCTGTGTAGGTTGCGGTTTCCTTCGCAAAGGCAGGGGACAGGCTCAGGCTTCCAATCTTCAAATCAGACAGAGTGGCATCATTGGAAACCTCCGCAGCAGCTACCTGCTCCACCTTATAGGTCAGAGGCTTAAGGTCTGCGATATCCAGATACAGGAAGGCGTTGTTATCCATCGGGAAACCGTTTGCATACAGCTTCACCAGATAAACCCTGTTATCCTCCAAGAACTGATACTGGTCGGAATAATCAATCTTCCCCTCTTTGCTCATGCCTGCCGCCGCAAAGTATTTCTTCCCCAGACCCAGAACTGCCTCTCCACGGCTCAACGCCGCAGACTGGATAATTGTCATGGGATAAGGCACAACATCATTGCGATAGGTGCCATCGGGAGCCATTACCGTTGTTGCGGGCATCACCCTCTGGAAATAATCCTGCGGATTGACAATCAGAAGGACATTCTCCACCGCTCTTGCCTTCCCATTGGGATCCGCCGCAATCAGAGAAATCAGATTGCCGACCGTTTTCACGGAAAGGTCATTTACCTTGATTTTCTCCTTTGCGGGATAAACGCCGCCTGTTACGGTAACGCCATCGCCTACCTGACGCATCATGCCGATAGGCTTTTCATGCCCATCCCCCTTGACAATGCCTGCCTCCAGACCATTCGCCAGTGCTTCATACAGAATCTGTCTAACGTAATTGTCCAGCCATTCGGGACCCAAGTCCAGCATCGCCTTGCAGACAGGCAGGAAGGCGGACAGCTTCAGCAGGGTTGCATTGACTTCCTTGAAGCCGGAAAGCAGCTCCTTCACAATCGTATCCGTCAGCGCGCCCCACTGTGCCTCCTGCCGCCCGTTGGTGTTCATCAGCATCCTGATTGCACCGCCTGTGGACAGGAAACCGATATGGGACAGCAGAGGATGCTCCTCCCTCAAGTCATCGAATACGGAATCAATCACCGTCTCGGGCATCACAACATCCAGATTTGCCAGTGCCTGTTTAGGGTCTGCGGCACGCATTGCCTCGCCCAGCTTCTGGTAATACTGTTTTTCCTGAGAGGTCAGCTGACGCACACCACGGGAGGTCAGCGTCCTGCTGTCATTCTCCTGTCTGAGCTGTTCGATTTTGCCCTCATAGTCCTGCTTGATGTCCTCGCCGATGCACGCCATCATGTCATTCATGGCAGAAGCAAAGCCCTCCTTGTCATCCTGCTGCAACGCTGTCTGCATTGCCTGTCTGATTTCTTCTCTTGTTTTTGCATCATTGTGTTTCATTTTCTATCACTCCTTTATTTTTCTGCATCAAAAAAGCCGTTCAGCATCGCCATGATACTGTTCGGCTCTTCCTTCTGTTCCGGTTTTTCTTTCGGATCACGCTCTCCTTCTCCGATACACGGCTCTGTCAGCTGACGCAGCTGTGCCACAAGGCTTTTTTGCATTTCAATCCTCTGCTGTACGTTTAGATTTGCCTTCTGCATCACGCCTGCAACCTTGGCAGGATCTGCATCCTCCTCCGCAAATCTGTCCGCCAGACCGTATCTGATGCAGTCCTCTGCGGTCAGCCATGTTTCGTCATCCATCATACGGGATAACAGTTCTTCTGTGACCTTCTCGCCCGCCTTCTGCAAATATGCCTGCTTTCCGGCATTGTTGATGATATCCAAATCATCCGCCGCCTTCCGCAGCTCCGCAGCATTGCCATAGGAGAACATCCACATGTTATGAATCATCATCAGTGCATTTCTTGGCATGATGATTTCATCTCCTGCCATGGCAATCACAGAGGCAATGGAGCAGGCAAAGCCGTCAATGTAAACGGTTTTCTTCGCAGGGTGCCGCTTCAGCTGGTTATAGATGGCAGTACCCTCAAATACAGAGCCGCCATAGCTGTTGATATACAGCTTGATTTCCGCAATATCTGCGTATTTTGCCAGCTCCTCACGGAAGGTATTTGCACTGGTTTCACTGCGAATCACCTCATCCGTCCACCAATCGTAGCCGTCGCTTTCCACATCGCCGTAAATATAGATTTCCAGTACACCGCTTTGCTGTGCCGCCTGTTTGATTTCCCACATATTTTTCCTTTCCTTCATGCTTATTCACCCCCTTTCCCATCAATGCGGCGCATCGCACCGTCCAGAGTTTCAAAGTTTTTGGTAACAAAATGCTGATTTGCCCAAGGCTCATTGATTTTCGGCATTCCTGCCGCATCCAGTACGTCATTCACGCAGAACGCCGCAGAACCAATCAGCTTCTCGATATTTGCCGCATTGCCGAACAAATCGAAATGCAAAATTGCGGAGGTATCAATCTGCAAATAGGTGCCATCCTTCCATTCCGAAAAGCCGTACCGTTTGCGGTTGATTTCCTCCGAAAGCTGGTCGCAAAGAGGGTCAATACAAGTGGTCAGCCACCTTGTCATAGCATCCTTAGAATCTGCCACATCGCCGAAAATCAGCACAGGCGGAATCAGAAACCCTCTTGCCGTGAAGTCAAAAATATCATCCACCAAAGCGCGAATATCCCTTGTGGAACGCTGTGTATCCGGATTTCCGCCGACATCCTCGTATTTGTACCCGTCAAATTCCGGCAAAACCCCGTTTTCGGATGTCAGAAACGGCTTTACCTGATTGCTTAGCATCTCGCCAAAGACTTCGTTCCACCCCTTCTTGCCGTCCTTGCCGTCACCGATATTCCCTGCGTTTGCAATCTGGCTGACATGTACCTTCAGGTGTCTGCCGCTGCCCCACTCATAATTCTTCATTGCCGCCTGCACCAGTCTTATGTATGACTGATACAGCCCATCCAGTACAGGTCTGATGTCCTTATGGTTCAGCTTGAGATGCAGCACTTCGCTTTCCGGAAATGTCTTTTGATAGCTAACCTCGCCGACAACTACGCCCTGATATTCGTTTTCCTTCCATGGATGCTCTGCGGCTCTTGTAAAGCTGTCCGCAACCGCCAGATATTCCCGTCCTCCTGTTTTTCCGCCGCTGATAATCAGCACTTCATTCTCCTTGTAGAGCTGATAAATCAGCTTGTGCAAAAAGGCAGTACTGTTCTGGTTGGGGTTCGGCTCTACATTCCAGAGGTAATACTCCTCGCCCCTGTTTTCCTCATGCTTTCTGTAGGTCTTGAATGTGCATTTGCCGACTGCATTTGCAATCATCGCCACACAGGTATGAAATGCCAGCTCACGAATACGGTATTCCTCCAACGCCTGCTGTAATTCCAGAGAGGAAATCTCTGCCGTGCCGCCAATCCCCAGTTTAGATAATATCCATCGTTTGATACTGATTCCCATTTTCTCACCCCCTTTAAAATACAAAAGCACCCATTGTCGGAATTTGTACAGGTGCGCCATCGCCAAGAACCGATTCTATTGTCATCGCCGCTACAAATGCCATGAAGGCATCATTCTTGCGGCTTTTTGCCTCGATTTTCGCATAGATAAAGTTGCCCGTATCTATGCCCGATTTTATCTTTGTGCCGGATTTTACCCGCTTTGTGTTGTTCACGCCCCACCGCAGATGGGGAACATTGCCCCAGTGCAGATATTGTCTGTTAAAGCACTCCTGAATCACAGGCTCAATCTGCATAATGTCGGACGGGCGCACCAGCTTGATATTTTTCTGCTCATCGCTGAAGCCAATCTTCCGCAGGCTTTCCGCAACCAGCGCATAGCGGTGATGGTCGAGCGCAAGCATTTTGACATTGTACCTCCGCATACTGTCCCAGATGTAATTCGCCAGTAAATCCGGATGAATCCCGACATCGTCCACAACCGTAACCTCTCCGCGCTCTGCCCATTCCTTCCAAGGTGCTTTCACACGGTGCAGTGTTTTCGACCTTGCACAAATCCATGCGTGATTGATGTCGAACCTGTCCGCACCTCTACGGAAATGCAAATCCACCGCCGCCCAGTCGTCCAGCTCCGCATAGTCCACGCCTGCAACACAGCTCCACCCCGTCATATCAGGCAAAGGCTTATTTGTTGCCGCTACGTTTTCATATTCCGTAACTGCAATCTCCTTCGCACCGGAACGGATACCCATTCGCTTTGTCATGAAATCCCCGTTCTGCTCCGGATGCTCCAGCCACTCCCTGTATTCATCCTCCACCTCTGCATAGAGCTCTGGAAGATACGGCAGGGACGGGTTTGCCATCTGCCAGTTTTCCGGATGATGCACCTGTGCCTTATCATTCAGACAGCAGATGAAGGGCAGGAAACCGTTGTCCTCCTCACCCTCAAAAAGAATCCTGCGACCTCTCGCTAAATAATCATCCAAAGGACCGTCGGAAATATCGCCGTTTGAGGTAAAATAGCCACGCCTTGGCTGTGCCACCTTGCCCTGCCCTGTGGTAAAAACCTTGATGTTGTCATAGTTTTCATACTGATGCACCTCGTTGAAGATAACCTTGCCGCTGCGCAAACCGTCTCGCCCCTTGGGGTTGTTGGTATGCCCTTTCATGACACCCTTGTTTTTCCGACCCTGAATGACCTCTTTGGTGTGATAATAGTGTCTGCTCAGCTTCTTTTCCCATTTCGGGTTCTCCAGAACATCCACCAAATCCAGCTGCGGTCGCTTCGCCTGATCCTCATTGTTGGCACAGACATCCACGTCGTAATACTTCACAGGATTGTATGGGCTGATGCTGCACGCACCGTCAAAGGCAATAAAGCCATCCTTCCCTGCGCCACGCCCCACCATGGCAAACACAATCTTCCATCTGGGGCGGTTGTTGGATTTCCAATAGGTACAGTCCCATAATGCTATCAAAAACTCCTCCCACGGGAACAGCTTTTCAAAACTGAAATACTTCGCCAAGCCCAAATATTTCTCCAGCTGCTCTGTATCCACATAAATTTCCTCTGTCTCAAAGCATTTTCGCACATGGGCGGCAAGTGCTTTCTGCTCCTCGCAGGCAATGCCGTTTTCGACAAGCTCAATGTATTCCAAAATATGAGGATTTAACTCACAGCTCATCATCCTCACCGCCTGCCGCAGCCTTCGCCTTAACAGCCTGATCTTTAAATCCGAGTGCCGTCCAGATGGAAAGCATCTGACTGGAAACTCTCGTTGCAATGGTCAGAGATTTGTTATCCGTGGTGCCCTTCTGGTTCTCGCCGTTCTGGTATTCAATGAATACACCACGCTCCGAAATATCATCATTCAGCATCTGTAACCAGCACCAAAGGCGCATATATTCATCCACTTTATCCCTGTATGGCTCCGAAATCAGACCCCTGCTTTCCAGATCATCCTCAAGCTCTTTTTTCAGTGCCTTATATTGTTTTGTTTTTTTATAATCCTTCTTTCCTGCCATCCTTTTTCACCTCTTTTTCGCCATCTACCACACCCTCATGCGCGTATTTTTAATTTTTCTGAATTGTCGCAAGTACAACCCGACCGAGCCAAAATGCCAAAAACCCGTTTTTTTCGAGGGGGGGTATCATATTTTTCAAATCAATCCCACCTCTCCTCGGTGATTGGCTTCACAGTCTTTCCGTATCGGTATCGCACCGTCCGCTCCGGATGCAGGTCCTCATGGCACTGCCTGCATACACTGACAAGCTGCCGCTCCTCTCCATCCCAGATAGATAACGCAAGGTCGGGTCTGTCCTTCAGATGCTTGACATGATGCACAATGTCCGCCCTGCGATACCTGCCCTTTCGCTTGCATATCTGACATTCATGGTTGTCCATCCGAAGAACCTCCGCCCGCAGCTGCTCCCAGTCCTTCCAGTGATAGAAGGAATCTACGTTGTCGGCAGAAATTTTCTCCTGTAATTTCAAAAGCTGTTCTCCCGTCATCCGCATCATCCTTCCGCAAATAAAAAATCCCGATAAGCATTGTAGCTATCAGGATTTCTTTTGATTTCTTTTCATATTTCTATTGACATTTACCCTTTTTCGTGTTATTATATAAACAGAAAGGAGGTAGTGCAAAATGAAAAAAGACAAAGACTTTAAGCTAAAAATTGTCGAACTTGTAATCCAAGCAGTTATTGCCCTAGCCGCTCTGATTACAGCCATCAAATCTTAGCAAGTTCGGGGAGTAACCCTCCCCTCACTTCTTAGATAAAGTCAATGTCTCATGTTTATTATAACCAATCGAAAGGAGAATGACAATGAAAAATAAGATCTCTGTTTTCTCGCTCCTATTCTTTTTTATCTATGCGGTACGCACAGGCTGGACACCGATTTTAAAAATCCTTGTAATTTTAAATTCTGCCCTTGTGCTTTTACAGACAGCTTTACAATACAAGGAGGTTCTGCATAATGCCAGAAAATGAGTATATCTCTGTTACCCAATTCGCCCAGAAATTCGGTAAGGATGTCGGCAATGTTCGCAAGCTGATTAAGGATGGTCGCATCCCTGCAATCAAAATCGGGAATCAGTGGGCAATCCCTGCCGATGCTGAACCTCCTGCCGATAAACGTGTGAAGTCCGGCGAATACCGCAACTGGAGAAAGAAAAAGGATTCCTTCGAGAAGGACCGCTGATGCGGTCTTTTTCTCTTTTCTCCATGCTATCATAATAACACAAAAGTACGTCCCTTTTGTCCGCAATTATTTTTTCTTGTCCAGAAGCCAGAAAAATTTTTTCCTGCGTTCATAGAACGCTGTTCTTCCGTATGGCACACCCAGATATTCCCAAGGCACACCGTCCGCTACATTGCTGATGATGTATGTATATATCTCCGCATCCGCTTCAATCGCCGTCTGCTCAATCATCTCTAAGTCCCGCTGCAGCTCCGTCCTTCTGATTGCTGTGCTGGCGGTCTTATCTGAAAGCTTGCCGCTACCACCACCACTGAGCGGAGGTGAACCGACTTCCGTAATCGACCGCAGAAGCGATTGCTTTTCTCTGTATTGACGGCAAAAGTATTTTAATTCTCTGTAGCGGTTGCCGGAGATATTATATCCGTCAAGCTTTAAATCCCTGTCCTTCATGGCATCCCCTCATTCCCATAATTTTTATTTCTTCAATATTCTTTCCCGCTTATTCTAAAGCATCTGCAAACTCACCATAACTTTTAGTTCTCCTCGGTTAGTTTTTCTGTCATTATTCAGCACGTAATTTTAACTCTTAATACCCCCTTTTTCTTTAGGTGGATTTTCATTTTTTGTTCAAAACCTTGAAAATCATTGATTTTTCGGGAAATATTCCCTATCAAAAAATGCCAAACCCATGCCAAACTGCCAATACCCGTTTTGGCACTCCAAAAACCGCAATTCTTCAAGAAAAATACAGGTCATTGCGATGTAAAAAAGCAAAAATTTAGTTACACTTCTTCTCTCTTTTTACTCTGGCAGCTACCGGTTTTCTTTCGATAAAAACTGTAATCTCCCATGTTTATTTACCTGTTTTCTTCTCTCATTGTTTTTGCTTAAAATGGTCTGCCTGCTCTTGTAATTTCTCCGAAATTTACCATGACTTAATACCCTTCGCCTCGTTCACACTCAGCCCAACAATCCCTGCACTTTCCCTGCTGTCTGTTGCACGAAAATGTCCTTTCGGATGCTGTGGATACATGAATTCAAACATGGCATAGTTCGCCAAATCGCACAAATATTCTGTGTTTCCGGTCTCTTTATATTTGTCCAAACACTTCTCCAAGGTTGGAATTGCCTGCACAAATCCTTTCCCGTAATTATCTGCCACAGAGCCGTATTTGTGAAAGCTTACCCTGATTCTGTTCTTCCGTAATTCGTCAAATTTTTCGCTGTATTCCTTGTTAAAATCCATTATCTTTCCTCCTTTTCTTCATTGCCGCTTCCGCTTCTTCTCTTGTGAAATACAGGTTCTCATAGTCATACGGTTCCCATTCGTCAGCATACTTGACAGCCTTTACCGATACATCCTGCACCTTCCATTCGCTGATATAAAAATAGTGGTTTGGTACGGTTTCTTCGAGGATTTCATACACCGTATCTCCGACCTTGCAGGGCAGCACCAACAGCCGCCCCTGTTCTTCCAAGTCCTCATAATATTTGAGTTTCTCTCTTAACTCCGCCATAGCCCAAAGATTCTGATAGAAAGTGGCAATCAAGCCTCTTTGTGTGCATATACCATCCTCTCCGATGCAGCACCCCATCCAATCATCGAAGCCCTCATCTGATTCAAAAGACACCACATCTTCTGTCAATTCTCTCAGCAGTCCCTTTGCCAACTCTCTTGCATCAATGTCTATCTCAAAATCTCTGTATCTGGTATTTCTGTTTTCATCAATGTAGCAGCAGTTATGTGCCAGACTGAACATACCCATTTCTTCTACGTTATCCATTGTCAGCCTTTTCATTTGTTCTGTCTCAATCCATTTCTCTTTCATTTCTATCCCTCCTTCGGCTTCTCGCACCGTTCAAATTCAATCACCCAAACCCATGGGTTAGCCTGCCAACTGTAGCGGTCAAGGTTAGATTTTTTGATGGTGGAATCCCATACATCGGAAAAACCAAGTGCTGTTGATGTATAATCGAAACATCCCTCTGCTTCTGCATCATCATCTGTCATATCCTGCAAGCGTTCCACCCGAACATCCGTAACCTTCAGCCAAATACGAGCAGCTTCTTTCGGCATGTGGATGGATGGGTGCCACGTGCAAAGGAAATCATTATCATCTGCCTTGTAATAATATCTTTCTTTTTCATTCATCCAAGAACCTTTACACCACGTTTCCCGAACATACAGAATATCTCCCGGTTGGTACGGCAATTTGTAAAATCCTTCGCCGTATCCATCGGCATACACCCCCCTGCAAGATATACAGCCTTTTGGTGTAAACATGGTATACCCCCACATCGCATCATCAGGGATAGCACCTTTCACAATCCGCCGAGTGCAAGTCTTTTTCCCGTCTAAAATCGCCCGCACCATTTCGGTATTGAATAAGATTGGTTTAATCGCCATCCGCTTCACATCTCCTTTTCTCCAATGCCGCTTCTTTTGGAATAACATAAAAATCATTCAATAATTCTTCAATATATTCCCCTGTCCAAACAGGCGTATCTGTCTGTTTTACGGAAGTGACATACCAATCATATAAAGTACTCTCGTCCATGGCTTCCTCTAAATCGACTAATCTTTTTTCATCTTTTCCCGCCCCGCAGGGCAGCACCAACAGCCGCCCCTGTTCTTCCAAGTCCCTGTATCGTTTTAGTTCTTCCAGCCAGTCTGCAAGCTGCTTATTTTTCTCTGCCTCATGTTCTGCGACCTTTTTCGCCTCTGCCTCAAAAGAATTCTGCGGCTCAATATTTGTATTTGCCCTGTATTTCTCCGTGGATTCTCTCAGCCGGTTAATCTTTTCTTCAAGCGTCATGTTCATCACTCCAATCAATCGCCTGTCCGCAATTAGGACAGAACTTATAATCGTCATAATCTACCTCGTATCTGGTTCTGCAGCAGGGGCATAACCACTCGTCAAATATGATCTCTCCATCCTCGTCATACCCATCACCTTCAAAGGCCGGTTGCTTCGGCACATGCTGTTCCAGTGCAGAAATTGCTATACCAATGGCTCCATAATGTCTCTTAAGTTCTTCCAATGATTCCCATGATGGATTCAAAGGACTTCCGGTCTCCATAAAACGATGTTTCAAATATTCCAGAGCTTCTTTTCTTGTCATGCTTATCCCTCCTTAAAACGGCAAATCATCATCTTCCAGTGTTTCGTCAATGGGATAGAATCCCTCCTGCTCTGCCAGTCCCATCTGCTTTGCAGGCTTATTGGGTGCCGATTGACTGCTAATGTATATGTGGCGTACTGTTTGGAATCCTCTGAACGTGTCCAATCCATTTTCGGATCGCTTGTCAGCCGCCCCATCAAAATCACTTTGTTCATATCTGCCGTCCCCTTCTCTTGTAATGGCTTACCGCTGCGCTCTTTCTTTTATCCGCTTCATGCAGTATGCTTGTCCTTCTGAATCTCTCCAGCTTCTCCGCTTGCCGCTTCCCGTCCCATGTTTTATACTGGTCACACGTCCCATGGCAACCGACAGTCCTCTCTTGGCATCCGCAGCAGGGGCAGTCCCTTCCGCTTGTGCTATATGTAATTCCCTTGCCCATGCTCACATCTCCTCCAACAAATAAAACCCACCCGTATCCGCAGGCGTTTGTGGTTTTCTCTCCTCCGCTTCATCAGGTAAATAGTTTCGTCCGATAATTGCCATAAACTCTGCTCTGGTATGGGTTTCCTCAAATTTTCTTTGGCAATCCTGTTTCAGCCGCAAATCAATCTTATGCCCATCCCTTCCATGGACTCCCTGTGTCCCTCTGTGCCACTCCGGCTTGAGCCACACCCAGGACCCGTGTTTATCCGATATCTGCCGCATTCCTGCGCCGAAATAAATATGGTGCCGCTCCAATGGCCCGGTTTCCGTATCTGTAAAATAGCAGCGTTTACTTTTCCCCTGCAAAATGGAATAGTTATGACTGCCTTTTCTTGCTCCCTGCATCTGTTTCCGCTCCTCCCTCATATTCTCCGTAGTCCATGCCGCCCCGACGGACAGCCTTCATATACCGCACCCAACCGATTTCTGCAAAATAGTCCTCGGTCTGCACAATCACATCAAATCCCTTCGGCGGTCTCAGAGAAACCTTTCTTTTAGTTTCCTTGATAACCTCCAGCTTCACTTCCGGCTTTTTCAGATTCCTGCTGGTGCTCCAACGCTTTGCGCCCTTTCTGATGTTCTCCTTGGATATGTAGCTTGCAAGGCGGTTGTCCTTCTGGTTCTTGTAGAGCTTTTTTATCAGAACTGTGCCATGCCCCCATTTTTCCAGAAGAATCTCCAGTCCTTCCTTCATGCTCAGACCTTCAAATCCGCTCATGACAATGTGATGATGCACCCTTCCGTTCTTCCCCTGGGTTTCCGTTACCGCGACATACTTCAATTCTGAAAATCCGTTTTTCTTGCGATACCGTTTCAGCCGCAGGAGAAAATTTGCAAGCAGCTTTCTTGCCTCCTCCTGAGATATCTCCATTCCGTAGGTCAGCAGAACGAAATAATCATCCCCATTGAAATTTGTATTGATAATGCGTGTCATTTTCTTTCTGGCGATTTGCAGATTCCTTCTTGCCTGTTCCTCGGATGTCAGATTTTCGCTCCGACCTCTTTCGTATTTTTTTCCTATCGTCCGAGGGGAGTAAAATTCCTCCACCTCGTATACATCCCCCGACCGAATCTTCTTCCTGTACTTTGGCATTCCCATTCCTCCTTTTTATGAATAAGAGCGTGTCCATTAAGTTAATTGCTTTATGGACAGTCTAAAGAGACCGCCGCCTCTTGAAAAAACAGTCTCGGGAATACCGCAAAACCCTTGATAAATCAATGATTCTGTGTTATATTAGATATAGATATGTACGGTCTCCCAAGACCTTCCCGCCTGCGTCAACAGGCGGGCTTTTTTTTATGTCTTTTTCTGTTTCTTCCTATTAGATAGAGCCTGTTTTTTCCTTATATATATCCTCCGCCTTATAAACGGTATCCTGCGGAGAATCTTCTTCCCTGCAGTCGCACTGCTCCCCATGATCCAGATGTGCGCCACAGTCCGTGCAGACCTCATACTTTCCTTTATTCCTTCTATCCGTCATACCGCTCACTCCTTATAAATTATCCTGTACGCTCTGGCAAAGCGATTTCAGAGCCTTTCTCAGCTTATCCGCTTCTTCCTTGCCTTCGGATTCCTCTACGCCATCGATGCAGGTCAGCATTTTGTTGATTTCCCCCTGCACCGCCTCAAAATGCACCTTGAAAACCGTAATGCCAGAGGAGCCTGCCGCTTTCAGCTTCTTTTCTGTATCTTCCTTTACCTGTGCCAATTCCTCCTTGGCTTTCAGCATGGCTTCTTCCGCTTCCTTCTGTGCGGCTTCATGCGCTTCAATGGCTGCCTGTGCCTCCTTTGCCTCTTTCTTCGCTTTCTCTGCATCCTTCTTGGCTTTATCCAGTTTCTTCTGCATGGCTTCTTCTGCCTTCTTTTTTGCGGTGTTCTCCGCTTCCCTGCGGATTCTTTCCAGTTCGGATTCATCCGGAAGGACGGTCTGCTCTGCCTGCATCCGCAGCTCATCCATTTCTGTCTCCATAGCGGCAATCTTTTCCTCCGCTTCCTTCTGTGCTGTTTCCGCTGCCTCCTTCTGGCTGATTAGTGCTTCCAGCTGATCCTCTGTCTCCTTATAGGCGGCATCCACAGCGTTATCCTTTTCCGTCCGGAACAGATCCAGCTGCGACTGCAATTTCTCCTTTTCTGCGCGTTCCGCTTCCAGCTCCTTCAGCAGACGCTCCATTTCCTTTGTTGTCATGGCGGCAACCGTTTTTTCTTCCCCGTCAATCTCGTGCGCCTCGCCGACAAATTCTTCCCGTTCCTCTGCCGGCAGGGAAAGCAGGAGCAGAGCCTTTGTTGCGCTGTTCCCCATGTCCGCAATCAACTGCGGATTCCGGTATTCCTTTGCGATACGCATGAAATTCTGTGCGGTACGTTCCGAAAATTCCACCTCATTCTGCAGCCATGCACCCCATGCACCATGCGGCAGTGTCAGCTTCGCCTCATGCAGACGCTTCCCAATCTCGATAATGGCGTTGCCTGCCTGTGATTTGTAAAAATTGATTTCCTGTGTAATGACCTCAATCGGTCTTGTGATTTCGTTCATGCTGCTGCCTCCTTAGCCTTCTTTTTTCCGCCGCTTTTCACAATTTTTTCCATCCACATATCCACAAAGTTCTTCACATCCGGTTTTCTGTCATAGGATGCGTTATGCTCTGTGCGGCATTGGATAACCCTTTTCTTCTGCAATTCCAATGTATAAAATGGCTTGTCCGGTTCGCTTACCTTTCGCAGGAAAAAGATCGCAGTCTTTTCTTCTGCCATATCCCTGATGTAGCCGCCGACGCAGTGATGCAGAGCCTTTCCTTCTGCCGTCAGCTCCATCTGTTCTCTCGCAGGGCGAATGAAAAATTCTCCTTCGCCCCATGCGAATTTTTCCAGCTTTTCTACTGCTTTTTGGAATTTCTCTTGGTCTGCCTTATTCTTTTCAAATTTGACCTGTTCCATTGTGCGGTTGTGTGCCGCCGTCAAATCCTTCGGAAAAAGAATCTCCTTATCGTGTAAATCAAGGTGGAGCTGCTCACACTCTTGCAAATAATCCCGATAGGCTTGTGCCGTATCATTCTGAGATATGCTTCTTTTATCCGGATTTTTCTCTTTCCTCTTGTCCGTCTGGTTTTTAATGTATTTCAGAATCCTTCCTGCATTTGCGTATGTTGTTGCCCTGCTCCAAAGCTGTATATCCACCTTTGATTGCAGCACCAACCGTATCTCGGTATCTGTGACTTTTCCGCCGTATTTTTCCCAAAGGTCATTCACGCGCTGGATATCATTCAAGCTCCATTCCTCCGGCGGCATCAGCTTTAAAATCCGCAGCGGAAATTTGAAGCACTCCTTCAGCTTTTTCCGCTCCCAGAGGATGGCATTTCGGTTTTCCCTGTCCATGCCGAAAATTCTGTTATGTACAATATTCCGATAGCCTGCTTTCCAGAGAAATTCGATGACCGGATACCTTGCGTGGTATTCTAAGAAATAAATCGGATTTTTGTTGTGTCCCCTTTCTTCCAGATACCCCTCCAGATCGGCATACTGCATTGCCGTTCCGCTCAGGGCTTCTTCTATACCGGTGGGATAGAAGAAATAACTGCCGTCATAAATACGGTTGTCTTGCCATCTGGTCCATTCGTCCAGCTCGTACCGCTCTGTACGCATATAGTAGGATTCCTTCCCCTGCTTTTGCCATTTAGCTGTTTTATTCCCTCTGATGGCATATCTCACGGTTTCCTGTAGGAAATCCTCTATATGCTCCCATCTTGCCGAGTTATCCCGATGCAAGAGCCATTGCCGGAAGAACACCGTTTCTCCGTCCGTCCCCTTCTGCACCGCAACGATATTTTCAATGTAATTTGCGGCAAACGCACAGCCGTCCTCCAGAACGCAGATAACCCTTGCACCGCAGTTCGGGCAGGTTGCATATGCGCTCTGCGTAAAACGTCTGCCCCTGGCATGAACCTGTGTGCCGCAAACGGTGCAGATGCCGTTGACATTCCCTCTTTTATAAATAATCACTCTGTCCTCTGGTAAAACCTCTCTGCGGATGTAATCAATCAACCCCTCCGGTAAAGCTTCGGGGCAAAGCCGATAGTCCTCATCCATCAGCTCGCCCCGTTTCTCCATTGACCGTTTCTTCATTTCCTGCCTTGTTTGCTTTATCCATTTGCAGAGATTGTCCATCTGATGATTTTCCGTTTTTTCCGCTTTCAGAAAACGTCGCAGGGCTTCTTCCTCCCTCGGAGAAATAAGAACATACTCGTTATACCACCACATAGGTGTGCTGAAACAATTCAGAACCTTCTGCTGAATCCTGCCCTCGTGATTGATGCCCTTTACCTCCTTGCTTTTCTTGGCGCACACAACGCGGAAGGAAGGCATATCTCTCCGATACGCAGTACAAGAGAGATTCTCCAGAAAATCAACCACAAGCAGACGTTCCCCGTCCGCCACAGGCTCCTTGACCGTTACCTTCCAACGCACCTTGCTTTCCTCGTGAAACGGGGCAAACGGCATTGCTTGTATCTTTTTCAGCTTCATGCCCTCGCCTCCTTACAGGAAATCTTCCAGACTGACGCAAACGCCTTTTTTGGGTTCTTCCGCAGGTGCCTGCGGATTTGCCGTTAAGCCGAAATATTCTCTTGCCCAGCCGTATACTACAGAATCCTCAATGACAGCGCAGTCTCCTTCCTTTTGCTTGGAAGCCTGATTCTCGATACCGGCTAAGGCTTTTGCAAGCGTTTTTTCTTTCTTTAATACCTTTTCCGCTGCCGCTTCGGATGTAATGTTGTCAATGATATGCTCCCCGACCAATGCCAGATACCTGTTACTCGGCTCCTTCTGAATCTCTGTATTTATCTTCTTGATTGCATCTTCGATTTTTCCCATTGTCAAAACCTCCAAGTTATTTCTTCGTTTTTTCAAAAATAACATCAAATCTCATGTGTGTAACACGCATAATCGCGCACACAGTCTCATATCTCAAGTCGCTTTTTCCTTTTAAAAATTTGTACATCGTGGTCGGTGATACAGCCACCAACCAGGCAAATTCCGAAACGGATTCACAGTTTTCGTTTATCCACTTTTCCAGATTGGGATATACGCCCCATCCCGGGTTTTTCATTATTTTTCAATTCCTTTCGATTTGTGATAAAATGGTTTTAGATGGCTTCTCGAAGCAGCATCCCCGGTCAAAGGGGGTGATTACCATGTTCTTCTTCTTTTTCTTTTGGGAGTTTCCTAACATTCTTTCCGAGCGTCTGACACACGCTATGGAAAAAATGAATATGGATGTCAGTACGCTTGCCCTTCTCGCGGGTGTTTCTGTAGTTACTGTTAAACGATGGTTGAATGGTACTTATGAGCCTCGTCACGAGAATCTGCCCAAAATTGCTCGCGAACTTAATGTCTCGACCGATTATCTCCACGGAAAAGAAAGCTAACTTCTGTGCTACATTTTTATTTCATTATCCCGGGGATGCTGCTTCGAGAAGCCATATTTTCATTGCACAAATCCTGCTTTTCTGCTACTATGTAATTGACTATTTATCTTTTCCCCCGAGGCGTGCCACCGCCAAAGGGGATATTTTATTTTTCCTTGAAGCACTTTTCGTATGTCATGCCTGTCTCCTTCAGGATCAGGTCAATGACGTATTTCGTTGTTCCTCTCTCTCCCTTCATCAATGTGATTACCGTTTTATGTGCTACCCCGATTCTTCCGGCAAAGTCACTGATAGATTTACAGTTCATCCATATCCATTTCTCCAGATTCGGGTAAATGCTCCATCCTGCGTCCTTCATTCCTTCACCACCTTTCTGCGAAATTCATCCTTGAAGAAGAAATACTCCGCCAGAATATTCACCCCCAGGCACACGCCCAGAGCCGCCATAATGTACATATCTCCGAAGTAATACAAAATTGCACCGATGACCGTCAGATCCGCTACGATTGCCGCTACAGCATAGCACACAAACCGTAACGCCCAGCGAATCGGTTTCCGTAAACGTCTTCGTTTTTTCATAATCTCACCTCTCTTTTCCTCCAATTCCCTTCTTCGCCTATGGATGCCTGTAGATGTATCAGTATGATCCCGTCCTCCTCCAGAAGGTCTAAAATCTGCCGCTTCGTCAGCTCCATTAAGCACCTTTCTCCGTTCTTCCGGCAAAACTCCAGAAGGTATAAAGGCTCAGAGGATAACAGAACACCTTTTTTGAACCTTCCCGGTTTCTGCATCCGAATAATATGTTGATTTTTCATTTCTATCCTTTCATAGCTTGTCCTTCTCATGGGGCAAAGCCCCGTCATGCCGTCACTGTATCGGGCGGATCGTCCAGAAAATCCACCGTATAGCCATGCGCCTTCGCTACCGCCTCAATAGCTCGCTGATTCAGACGTTTTCCAAATTCCGCTTTTTCCTGCTCGCTCAGAGAATCATAGGGGATGATCCCATCCTCTCTCACAATCTTCGTGATTACCTTTAATGGTTTTTTTGCCATATCCAACACCTCCTCTATACCTTATTTCAATCGGTTTTTGTCCTATGCTACCTATCCTTTCGGACATTTTCTTTGCGGCGGCTCACTGCCTCTGATGCCAACGAAAAAGCATACAACGCAATCAGAACCGCTATCAACCCCGCTACGCCTGCGAAGGTCAGCAGGGCAAGGGCGGCAAGTAAATCTGCCATTGCATCCCCTCCTTTTTTCGCTTTGCTTGACATTTTTCTCCCCTTGCCCTATGCTAATTGTAGCAACTGAATATACATTCAAAACAAGAAGGAGGACTACCTATGAAACTTAGCTTTAACCTTTCTGCTGCCGACCTTAATACCATTATTTTTGCTCTTGGCATCCTTCCGGAATTAGAATTAGAAGATACCCCCGAACAAGCCGATATAAACCAACTCTGTTGTGTGAGCGCAGTACACAAGATTACAAGCGGCAACACTAAATTGACAGCTAATGAATTTCGTGTTATATCCGGTGCTATTCAGGCTTTATATCTCATTATTCACGGCGAATTAGAGGTTGAGCCGAAAACTAAAGCTGAATGTTCCCGTTATGTATTTGACGTAAACCGATTGATGCCCATGTTTGATTTCGATTTTGATGAATCTTCCGAAGAATAAAATACAAATACATGGTCATTTCCTTCAACATTTCTATTGATAAGCACTTTTAATTTCTCAAGAGTGCTTATTTTTTCTTTTCCTGTCATACTCGCACCTCCTTTTAGCTTGCGTCCTTACCTGCACTATTTTCTTCTATCAAAATTCACTCTCTTTTTTCTTGTTCCGAGGTGGAGGGCATGGCGGCCTAAAACTTGGATGCAATTCGTCTTGCTGACTTCTCTGCCTACAAACAAAAGCAATTACCATTATCAAAACCCGCACTGCACTTGCTAGCAGAATAATAATTGCAGCACATTCATTTTCCGTCATAACCCCACTTCCTTCGTAAATTGTTTGTTGAAAAATCCCCTCCATTATGCTATCCTCTTTTTAAATATGGACAATATTAAAAAGGAGGAATAAAGATGAACAATAATACTTGTTTTGTAGTTATGCCAATTGGAACGCAAACCTTCAATGGTATAACTCTCACAGAAGAAAAGTTAAGAGAAAAGTATGATTACATCATTAAGAATGCCGTTTTAAAAGCCGACTCCGCTCTTGAGGTTATTAGAGCAGATGATGAAATCAATCCTTCTTCCATGAGTAATGACATCTTTTTAAAACTAATGCACTCAAAATATGTAATTGCCGATATTACATATCCAAATCCCAATGTTTTTTATGAATTAGGGATTCGCCATGCTATTAGTAACAAAACAATTTTAATCAGAGAAAAATCTGATTCACCAACTCCTTTCGATATTTCTCACTTGAGATATATTGAATACACACAAGAACCTTCCGGAATGGATAAGCTTTCCAATGAATTAAAAAAACGCTTTTCCTTTTATGATGCAAACCCCCAAAAGGTAGATAATCAATTTCTTGAACTATGTACTTTTACTCAATTTTGTCCCTCTGTTTTTAATTTTGAGAAAAAGGACTCCGAAAAAGAGGTACTCGGCGATGCAGTTCGTTTCTTTTTGGGTAATCCAAAGTTCTTGCAGGCTTGTATGAATCCAAACATCTCAGAGGAAGAAAGAAATCTGATTCTTTTTTCTGAGTTACAAAAGAATCCAGACTTAGCTGCAAAAATGATTACAAGTGCTATGAAACTTGAATAACGTCCTTCTTCAATTCTCGTAACATCGTTTCGGCGAAATCTATAACGATTTCATTTGTTGTTTCTGGAGAGGGATTTTCTATAATTATTCTTATAGAAATAGCCTCTCCAGATTTTTCAAATACAATAGATTTTGAAAATTCCTTCTTAGTTTTAACCTCCATCCGCCACACCTCCCCTCAGCTTGCGTCTTTATCTTCTTTGATGCCAAACAACTTCCTTTCCTTGACTTTTTGCTCCGTCCTTCCTATCCTTTCTATAGGGTGACCATATAGATAAAGGAGAACCTATGTACAAATACTATCGAAATTACAATGCCTTCAAGCAAGACTTCTACTGGCATATCAACACACTGAATGATTTTATCAGAAGCCTTGATACAGACACCTGTTGGGAATTTCAATGTTGTACTGTATTAGACCCTAAAGCAGAGCAGCTAAATATCGTTTATTATTCTCTGGACCGCAGTAAAACGCTTTCCGTCAAGGGAATAAAATCCGACTCAGCTTATAAATTTGAGGTTATCTCAGACTGTGTAAAGTAGCCTCTATCACTGCACCATTATTGCGTTTGATTTCCCAGCGACCGTAGTACACTCCGCTGCACATCTCTAAAATGCAAATCAATTTTTCACCATGGTCACCCTTTCCTTCGCAGAGGTGCAATTCAATCTCCCTGCCGATTAAGGAAATAACAAGTTTTGCTTGCAATTCTTCAACTTTATCTAATAATTTTCTAAAGCACTGTGCTATCAATCTTCACACCTCCTCTTAGCTTACTTTCTTCGTTTTGTCTCCATTTGGTGATTTTTTGTCCAAAAAAATTGTGAGAAATCTTTTTTCTTCAAGTCCTAATTTTTCTGCGATACAAATTACTTCGTCCAAATTAGGTGTGTACCTTCCTTGCATCATTTTGGAAAGTTTATTTTCTGTCCATCCAAGCTCTTTTGCAAAGTTACCCTGCGTGCCAAACTTTCTGATAATATCAACCCTTAATTCTACCCTATTCATATAATCACCTCCATTTATCACCGTTTGGTTATATTTGAATATTAGCACCATCTGGTTATAAAGTCAACAATTATTTTAAAATTTTTATTGCAAACGGTGATAAAATATGCTATTCTGTTAATGAAATCAACATAGGGGGTGATTTTTTGAAGATTGTAAGTTCCTTCGGCAATAGAATTAAACAATACAGAGAGAATAATAATTTGACATTGGCTGAGATAGAACACATGACTAATGTTCCTGCTCAGACAATCAATCGATATGAATTAGGACAGCGTGTTCCCAAAGTTGATGCCGCTGCCATCATAGCAAATAAATTAAAATTGAATCCTCTGTGGTTGTTTGGTTACGATGTAGAAGACACTGACGTATCCTCTCGTCTTTTTGAGTTCACTGAGCATGAGCAAGATGTCATTATGGAATATCGTAACCATCCCGATATGCAACCCGCTGTTGATAGAATCCTCGGCGTTGAATCAGAACCACCTAAAATTCCAGACCTTATGTACGATGATTACGAGCTTTCAAACACCATACAAAAGGCAGCACAAACACCTGTGCCTTATACTTTGGAAGATTCAAAAGATGTGACACCAAAAAAATAA